GGGTCTTGGTTGGTCATAGTGACCTGCTTGGTCAACACAACATACGTGGCGTAGTTACGAACTCTACAGTCCACGTCTACCCTTGTCAGAAGCTGACTAGGAGGGTTGAGCTGTGCGTTGTCTACAGGCACTTCGAAGGTGTCAAGCGCGTCATATCTGGATTGACGATTGATAAATCCGTCATTGTCGGCAACCTCAATAACACTAGCAAAAAGATTGTGAATACAGTTTCTTTCCGGAGTGGCAAGAAGCTTATTCGTATAGTTCTGCTGGATTTGAGGAGGCATGTTGTTAATATTAACTGACATATAACCTCAAGGTTATAAGCCGTTTGCTTGGCTCGCGTAGTGCATCATTTCTTCGTATAGTCTTTTGCTTTCAGCCTGTGTCGTTTTGTATGCTTGAGCCATAGGACGTTTATCAAACGCGGCAGGTGATTGTACGGTTTTTTGATTCCGTTCAATCTTTTGAAGCGTTTCTTTTTTCCTTCTAGCATCAGGCAAATTTTCGACAAGTCCTAAAGCTTTAATGTACTTATAACTCTGCAATCCCATTTTATAGGGGTCTTTGAAATGCGCTATTGTTGCGGCTAGCTCAGGCTCTTGTTTTTCTAATAGTTCCAAAGTTTCCACATTAACAACGTCATCGAAGTCGGGATATTGGGATTTAAGAGAAGACAAAAGCTTTTGCTGTTCCTGACGCGCTATTTTCTCTTCTAGCTCTTGGATTTTCTTTTCCAAAGGCTGGACGGTTTTCCGAGCAATGCCCTTTACTTTTCCGGCAGGAATATAGTCTTCGTCAGGGTCCTCTTGTTCTACTGGAGTTTCAACTTTTTGCTGAGGTTGCTGTTGAAGCAATCTCTCTAAAAGCTGATCTCTTTGTTTAATTTCCCATTCCAACTCTTTTTGACGTTGACGCAAAGCTTTAAAATCACGCTCTTTAGCTTCTTCTCTCTTCTGAGCGTCCGCATCAATCGTAACCTCTTCGCTTTGCTGAGATTCTTGACCAGTATCTTGAGGAGCCACCTCGTAATCATCGCTATTTAGATTCTGCTCATCCATATTTTTCCTTTTTGCGTTGGCAAGACGCTAATCGCCGTGGGGTAGATCACGCCCCAATTACATCTATTTCTAAATTAAATTTAAAATTTGAATTTGTCTATCAAAAAATTAAAAAATTACTTAGTATTTACAAAAAAACGATGGCCTGTTAGTCTATTGCCTATGAATGAGCAAATCAAAGGAAAAGGAGCGGTTGGTGCAGCGATAGCGTACTATTCTTTGCATGGAATGGTAAGTATTCCACTTTCCCCTTGTGATTACAATTTAGTTTTTGAAGATGAAACTGGAAAATTGAACAAAATTAAAGTTGTTTCTTGTTCGTACAAAAATAAGCAAGGGGTGTTTGCTGTAAATATTCGCTCTTCTGGAGGAAATCAACCAAGTACTAAAATAAAAACTTTTGACTCAAAAAGTTGTGATTTTGTCTTTGTTTTAACTTCTGATTTGCAAATGTTTTCTATACCTTCTGACCAAATACAGTCAAAAAGACAAATTTGTGTCAGCATGTATGGTGATTTTAAAGTAGAATTTATTCCGGAATAGCTCAGCGGTAGAGCAGCGCGCTGTTAACGCGTTGGTCGTAGGTTCGAATCCTACTTCCGGAGATGTAAAGCGGTTTTACATTGAAGTTTTTCGATGATGCCTGTCTTTATGACTGTCATAATGACGATCACTTTGATAGGGTATTATCCCATTACCGGATTGCCCCAATCTGTTGGAGGGAGTTCATTTTGAAATAGATCGCAGCAAGGACAAACCCAGTCTTTTCCTTCTGATCTTTTGATTACGTCATATTGTTGACATTTTGGGCATTTCATTAGCAAAATTTGAAATTCAATCATAATCTCCTATTGTCAAACGCATCTTCTATATTGACCATTGGGTTTTCTTCAAAAGGAACCACACTGGAACTGCTAGGCAAACAACAAGGGGGTGAGGTTCCCGGCTCGTCAAGGTTGGCTAGACTAAATGCGTTCCATGTGGTTGTGTCAATGTTTACCGTTATAGAATACGTAGATTTTAAAATAACTTTTCCACGCAGGTTATTGATTTCATACATACCAAAAGCCTTTTCTACTCTAAACGACACTATTTCCCCGGCGGTAAAATCATGCGGTTCTGTAAACGTGACTAAAGCCATTACATTGTTAGATATGTCAGATATATACGCCAACCGTGGATAAAATTGGTTTTGCGTCATCCGATTGCCAGCGTAAAGGTTGGGGAGCGTTCAAGTTTGCGGTCTTGGAAGTTTTTTATCGGCAAAAATAAGGGCGTTCCCTCTTCATTTTCCCCTGCTTTGTAAAATCCAAAATGATCTAATCGAAAAGCGTTGTATGCAACGATGTCTTTGATTTGCTCTTTGGAGTATCTCGACGCGTTCGTAAGATATTCCATAAACTCGCTCGTATGCGGAAGCGACCAGCAAAACCTTGTTTCTCCCGTTGCCGGGTTTGTCCAATAAACCTGCGTTGCAGGCTCCGGGTATGGTCGTGATTCAAAACGGACAACCCTTCTTAAAATCACGTTTTTAAGAAGTAAATCTTTCTTTTCATGGACAATAATATAAAAAGGGCGACCGTCAAATGGATTATCTGCGATCGCCTCGTTGATATCGTCGACCAATTGAGGCATAAACTCCCTTGCCATGTCCCCAGCTTCCACCCGTTGGTTAAGCTGTGCCGCTTGTAAAGCAATTGACCCAATAGTCTCCCGATCTCCGTATACGCTCTTAGGCATATCTACCTTGATAAGCTTGTTTTTTGACTTGACCAGCATCTTTTGCCATACGCTTTTCCGTTCTAGGAATGTATGTGTTTGCTGTGTCTTTCATCGCCCCGGCAAATTCTTTTTCGCCCGGTTGATAGTCTTTCACTTCTACAGACATATCGCCTGCTGATCTATTCCCATATCCCATAACAACCCTCTTGTTAAATTTTAATTTTAATATACTTCTTGCATTTGATTTTGATCTACTTCGATGTTATCCATTTTCATCGCTTGCAAAAGCTCTAACTTTCTACCTATCTGATCTAGGTCAATCCCCTCTAATTCTTTAAGGGTTTTGACTAGGTTTAGCAAGGAGGCCGTCTCTTCCCTTTCAGCCTCTTTGATTTTTGTTTGAGCCAATGCAACATCTGACGCTATTTTCGCTTCCCTTTCTTTTGCAAGAGCAGATTGACTTTCTGCGTATGATATTTTCGTTTGATTGTCCACTTGCATTTGTTGCATTTGCATTTGAGCCATTTGTTGCTGTTGCTGATTTTGCGATTGTTGATACTGGGCTATAGCTTGCTTAAGCTCTTCCTTGTTTTGGATGTACATTGTATCAATGATTTTTTCCATGATCGGAGGCGCAGGATTAGTAGCCATGATTTCGTTAAGTTGCAGGATTTGACCTAGTTCAAGCTGTTGTTGCGTATCGGTAAGCACGCCTTGCACAATCTTAGCGCCATAAAGAAAGAAGGCTTTGTCATCAAATTCGGGGGTTGGCTCTTCCCCAATGACTGCTTTGATTTTTCCATACGACCAAAAATATTGAATCAACATGATAATGATGTCTCCACATTCTTTTTGGGATTGGTCCATCTGGTCAAAAAACTTCTGTAATGTAGTAAGCCCGGCTCCCTGTCGAAGCATCGAAAGAACGCCAGCTTTGTCGTCCATCGCTGCGCCCAAAAGTTCCTCATTTACCCCCGAAATCTCCCTCATTACCATTTTTAACATGTCTTCCATTTGAAGCATGACAGGGGAAGGAGGAATAATCTCCATAGGCTGAACGTCATCCATACTCATTTTATCATTAATGACTAATACACGCCCATTCCCTTGATTAAGGCTATCATCCGGGGTTACAAGAGCACCTTTTTTAACTTTTAAACCTTGTTGTTGACTTGAAAGTATATCAAGGTCGGTAACTTTTCTGATGTTGTAGAGATACTGCGCATCACGCATGTCGCGGACCATGCCCTTGAACTTATAGCCAATGTACGGCGTATCCGGGTTAAAATGGCCATATACTCCCACGTATGGATATCTATCCATTCCATAAGGACGCATTTCATCAACCAGAACGCGTCCGTTTATCAAGATGGCACGTTTAACGGTTTGTTTCGGCTGACGTACTATTTTGAGCCTATCCTTGAACTGCATCATGACTATACGAATGTCTTCTTCGTCGCCGTCGAGTTC